GTGTTTGATAATATTAGTTCTATTTACGGCCCTTAGCGTCTTGGCTTTTAAGGGCATCGAACCCTTCCCCCGCGCCGGCGGCGGCCATGCGATGGTAGAGCAAAGGGAAGCACAGTATCAGCAAGAGCAAATGAATCGGCGGCAGCACGAGATAGATCTGCGGATGAGGCAGCAGGAATCGGACCGAGTTATGCACGACCTACAGGAAAGCGGCAGGCGCAATGAGCGGCTTCACAAGGGGTTTTCTTTTGACGACTGAGTTTTCCCATACGATGTCGCAGGGGGCCTGTTGTTATCGGATACAGGGCAGTTTGGGTTAAGGGCTGTCAAAGGAGCCGGCGTAATGAGCAAAGTTAGATGCAAAATGGATTTAAGAAAATACATACCGCCCATCAGGAGGAAATCCATTGAGATACCAAATTTTCCTAACGGCTTCGTTGAATGCGCCGAGTGCGGCGCTAAGTACGACTCCCTCGTGGTCTATGTGGTATCTCACACGGCCCCTGCCTACGAGTGGATAGGGGAGTGCGGCCATGCCCGGCTTAAGTGGAAGACTGCCCCGGCAGCAAGTGGCGCATCAAAGGCATTTGATAACGTGGATGACCTTATAACAGATTTAAGGAATTAAGTTAATGCCAACCTATAAAGAATATTATTTTGAATGTTGTAGACAAAAAAGGGGCGGAACTTATATCATAGATAAAGGATTTGATTTTACTTGTGCGCAATGTGGTTTTAGAATACAAGAAGTTCCCGATAAAGATGGTAAGATGATTCTTAGAACATTTCCAGCCACAGAAATAATAATTCCTGATATAGAAGATAGGCTTAATAAAGATGTGTAAATGACAAACAATGAAAAATTGAAAAAACAATAAAGATGGGTTCACCCAAAGGTTGGCCAACCTGAAGGTGACGCAAGCAATAAGAGAGGGCGGCAATCCGGTGCCGGGTCACTGGATTTATCGCCCTTTCTTATTGGCCCTGGAGCAGAGTAAATGGCAACCGAAGCAAAGACCATAAAAGATAAATTCAGTCAACTGGAAAGTGACAGGGGGACATATTCGGCCCACCTTGATGAATTAGTAGACAACCTGATGCCGTTCCGCCAGAATTATAATAGGCGTGAAACCGGTGCAAAGAAATTGGAAAAGATATTAGATAGTACTGGAGTGCATGGTCTTTTATTGTTTGCCGCTGGGATTATGGGCAAGATGACTAATGCGGGGTCTGATTGGTTTGACATTACAACCGAGATAGACGAATTATCAGCAATAAATGAAGTCAAGCTGTGGTTAGATAAATTAAAGAGAGCGTACATTAATATATTCAATAAGAGCAATTTTTATGCTCAACTTCACGAATGTTATATAGATATAGGTGGTTTCGGTATGGGTCCGTTTAGTTGTTTGGAGCACCCCAGGACTCTTTGCTATTTCAAAGCAATAAGTCCCATTGAGACTTATATTAGCGACAATCGGTATGGTGAGGTCGATACAGTTTATCGGCTGTTTACAATGACGGCCCGCCAGATGGTACAGCAGTGGGGTGAGGCGAAGCTGTCCGACTCCGTACAGGTTGCCGCTAAAGACAAGCCGTTTACCACCTTTGAGATTATTCACGGCATTTATCCCCGCAATGACCGGCAACCTGGCAAAGAAGATAAGGTAAACAAGCCGATTGCGTCCTGTTATATCGAAAGAAACTCCGTTACCTTGTTATCTGAATCCGGTTTTGAAGACATGCCCATTATGATACCGCGGTTCTTTATAGCTTCTGGTGAGGTTTATGGACGTGGCCCAGGCATGTTGGCGCTCCCTGATGTTAAGATGCTGAATCGGATGGAGAGCGACATCCTAAAGGCAGGGCAAAAGAAACTGTCGCCGCCCCTGTTAGTGCCTGACGATGGTTTTATGGGGCCGTTAAAGCTGATTCCTAATGGTTTGAACTTTTTCCGGTCTGATAGGCGCAGCACGATGCAGGACAATATCGGGGCGTTCCCGGTCCCTGATGACCTTGGGTACGCTGAGGAAAAGTTAAAGCAGAAAAGGGATCAGATACGCAGCATATTCTATAACGATATGCTCCAGACGTTCCACGATGCCCAAATGACGGCCACTGAGGTTTTGAAGTTAGCAGAGGAACGGTTGCAGTTGTTGGGGCCTTTTCAGGGCAGAATGAACTCAGAACTATATAACCCGACTTTTGATCGGATATTCGGGATCATGTTGCGTAATGGAGCGATGCCGGCTCCGCCAGAGATTATGATGGGCCAGTCGTTAAAGATAAATTATATCAATCCGCTATCAAAGGTGCAGAGGACAACAGAGGCGGATGGTATCGCCCGGACGTTTGCCTTTTTAGCGCCGTTGCACCAGGCCGGGCTCCCGGTAATGGATAATCTAGATATAGATGGGGCTATCAGGGATTTTGCTGAGATTAGTGGGTTTCCGAGTAAACGGATTAACTCAACTGACATTATAGAACAGACCCGGAAAGCCAGAACAGAACAGCAAGCGGTGGAGGCGAAGGCGGCACAGGCGGCGCAGATAGCAGAGATAGCGACTAAGGCGGTCCCGGCACTGTCCAAGGGTGCAGAGCCAAATAGCCTGATGAGTGCGCTTATGGGCGCAGGTGGGGAGGAATCGGGGGGACTAGCGCAATGATTTTCTTCCAATACGATACGATAGCTACCCAAGCTATTGATTTAAAAGAAATACTAAATGCCAAAGCCAAAGAAGGTTGGGGCATTGATAGTTGGAAATTAGTGGGCAGTCAATTAGGTGTATTTGTGATATTAAGAAAGGAAATTACAAGGGCTGAAATGATCGGAATATTAAGAAACGACATGAGAAAATTAGATAGCAAGGACCCCAGGTATGGTAGATTAAAAGTTTTTTACGATAAATTGATAGATGAAGAATATCCACTTATTAAAATAACACCGGACAAATAAGATGTATATATATGAAACTCAAATAATTAAAACGTTAGACTTAAAAGCAGTTTTAAATGATTGGGCTAAAAATGGGTGGAGGGCTATCTCTTGTTTGTTTATGCCGAATCCTTCGTCAGTTTTGGTATTATTAGAGACAGAGGTTTTAGTATTCGATAACATCCCGGTGCCAAAGCCGAAAGTACCAGTAAAAAATAAACGCCCTGGCCGCAAACCTGGGAGCAAGAATAAGGCAAAAAAGTGATGGCTATTACGAAGGAATCTATGACCGACTTAATTTGATTAACTTAGACGCAAAACCGTTGAATTATATTGAGTTTAGGTAATGTCAGAAATTACCATATCAGATGTATCCGATGAGGATAAAAAGCCTAAGCGCACGGCATTACAAGCTAACTACGCAGCCATATTCAGTAGTCAGGCTGGTGCGGAAGTGCTGTTTGACATTCTCGGTTATGCCGGGGTTGAATCAATAAATAATGCAACTGAAGCCATTACAATGGCGAAATTCGAGGGAAGACGTGCAGTTGGTTTATTTATTCTTCATCAGATAGGATCGTGGAGGCCAATTGGAGTTGAGTCAGAATTAATCAATAATGACTAATCAGGAGGATTTATGCCAGACGAATATTCCCCCCAGGACAAGACTGGATTAGGGACCGACACCAAAGATACTGAGGCTCCGTCGAAAGCAGGCGCAGAGGGCGGTGAACAAGCCCCTAATTTCAGGGACAGCTTTTTAAAAGACACGGACCTTTACGATAATCCGAGTCTATCTACGTTCACCGATCCGGTTGCCCTGGCGAAAGCCTTTGTTGAGACTAAAGCTCTGGTAGGGAAGAAGGGACTCATCCTCCCAACAGAGAAAGACCCTCCCGAAAAGTGGGATGAGTTTTACAAAGCCCTTGGGCGCCCTGAAACGCCGGACGGTTATGAGATTGTCAAACCGGAAGGTTTGCCAAAAGAAATGCCTTACAGCGAAGAGCGTGTAGGGGATTTCAAGATACTCGCGCACAAGATAGGGTTAAGCCCGACTCAGGTTAAGGAACTCGTAAACTGGCAAACCGCGGAAACATTAAAAGAGTTTTCGGCTTTCCAGGGGCAGTTTGTCCAGGTAGACGGCCTCGGCCTGGTTCCTAAACAATGGATAGAAGACCATAACAAGGCGGTGGATACGTTCAAATCAGAGCTTGGCGATAAGTATGAGATGCTGACGAAGAAGGCTGCTATCGCCGTTATGAAGTACGGAGGGCAGGATTTAAAGGACTTTGTTGACAAGACAGGATTTGGAGATAACCCGGCGTTTATCCGGGCCTGGCTAAAGGTGGCTGAGGCGACCTTGACCGAGGATGACTTGGTTGAGTCCACGTCCGGGTCTATGTCCCGGAAGGACAGAATAGCCGCTATCAATAGCGACCCGGCACTGTTGGATACCTCTAATTTACAAAAGCAAAGGGCGCTGGTAGCGGAACGCAACAAGCTTATTGATGAAGAATACGCTGAATCAAAAAGATAAGGGATCAGGGACCAGGGATCGGGGGTCGGGGATTAGGGCAACTAAAAACTAAAAACTAAAAACCAAAAACTAACTTTATTGATTTAAAAGAGGCTATCAGAAATTATCCTGATCTCTTGTAAATAAAAGTAGCACCGCAGTTCGGACTACCTCGTAAGAGGCCCGGTTGAGCAAGTAGCAACTGAGGCCCCGCCTATCATGGCGGACTAGCCGAGAAAGCAGCATTACTAATTTTCGGAGGTTCGTCATGTCTGACATCACCACTGCATTTGTAAAAAAGTTTGAAGCCAATATTCAGCTTACCGTCCAACAGCTTGAGTCGTATTTTCAGGATAAGGTGACGATCAAGCAGATTTCGCCGGGCGCAAAACTGTATATGGACTACATCGGGGAGTTCACCCCCCAACTCGTTACCGGGCGCAATTCTGACACGCCGTGCCTGATCCCGGACCATTCCAGGCGGCGCATTAATGCCCGGACTTTCGTTTCTGCTACTTTGATTGACCCGCCCGATGCCGAGCGCATGTTGTCGGACCCCGCCAGTCAGTATATGGTCGGGTTCCGCGCCGGATTTAAGCGGAAAATCGACATCGATATCGCTGCCGCCGCTATTGGCGATTCTTACAGCGTTGTCGGTGAAGATCTCACGGAAACCGCCATCCCCCTGCCTGCTACTCAGATTGTGCCCGAGACCGGCACGGTGGGTATGACCCTGCAAAAAGTTCGGCAGGCGCTCCTGATCTTCAACAGAAACGATGTCCCCGTGGACGACCCAAAGTGGTTGGCGTTGTCTGCCCAGGCCATTTACGACCTGCAAGGCGAAGTTGAGCTCACTGAAGCCGAGCAGGGAGCGTTGAAAATCATTACCACGGGCAAGGTTGCCGAGGTGTTCGGTTTTAAGGTGGTAATGAGCAACCGGCTGGCTATTAGCGCCGGCCTGATTCGGAGCAACTTCGCATGGGTGCGGAGCGGTCTTGGTCTTGGCATGATTTATGATATTAAGACCAAGCTCACTACCCGCGATGACAAAAACCACGCCGTTCAGCCCTGGATGTCTATGGACTTCGGCGCAACCCGGCTTCAGGAGAAGTTGGTCGTGGAATTACGCTCTTACGAGAGCGCGACTCCTTAAAGGGGGCCTACGATGGCTACAGCTTATAGCGTGGGCTACACCAAAATGAACGCGCAGCAAAAGACCAGTTCCGGCGAATGGGGCGGACGGCTTCGGTTTTACTATGACGAGTACGAAGCCGTCAATCTCGCCGCGGCATCCACTATCTACATGTTCATGCCTGCCAAGGGTATGCGCTATGCCGGGTTAGGTCAGCTAGCCTGGGATGACTTGTCAGACACCAACACCTACACGTTGGCAGTTGGAATTGTAGGCGCAACTGCGGCTTTCCTGGCGGCTACTGATGCGGTTGCGGCGGCGGATAAGGCCGACCTGGATTCTGGTGCTGCGGCTATTACTTACTTGGGGTACGAGTTTGATGGGGAGACCCCTGTAATCTTAACTACAGCGGGGTTGGCCGCTGATGCCACTGGCACAATCAAGCTGGGCATGGTCGTTTTTGCGGCTTAAAGGAGGCCCATTGTGAGTACTGTTTATAGCGTGGGTTACACACAATACTTGGCAAACCAAAAGGTTGCCGCGGGGAAATGGGGCGCTCGTATGTGTCTTTATTTCGACGAATATGAAGCGGTAGCGCTTGCGGCGGCCAGTACCATCTATATGTTTATCCCAGCCAAAGGTCAAAAATATGCTGGATTTGGCCAGTTGGCTGTAGATAAACTTGGCGCTGCGGCTCAGAGGGCATCGGTAGGGGTTGGTATTACCGCGGCGGGTGTAGCTGCGGTTCCTGCCGCGTTTCTTGCTTTATCCGATACCCATACGGCAGCGGATAAATTCGACCTTGATGCTGGCGCCGCGGCTATTGATTATCTTGGCTATGAGTTCGATGGCGAGACAGCCGTTACCGTTACCACTGACGACACTGGTGGCGCTAATACCCATACCGGGACCATCAAACTGGCCATGTGGACGTTTTTCGTTTAACAACTCACCGGGGGTTGCTGGGGTTACTGCCCTTCCAGTCCCCCTATTAGGAGACCCGATATGGCAGACCTTGTTTACACTGACATTACCTGGACCATAATTATCAAGGATACGTGGCGCAAGCAGCGCGCCAACACATGGTCGGTGGCCTTTGGCGGCGCTGGCAAAACGTACCCCGACAATGGCCTACCTCTCGGCGCTACTGTAGCCGGGGCCTTGAAACAGTTGGGCATGGGCCGGTTTGCGGACGTGGAGTTGTTGACCGCGACCAAAGACGGCTATATTTATATGTTCGACCAGATTCTTTTCACTATCCGCAAATTCCAGACGGCGGCACATACTCCCACCGGTACTGCGGCGGGCCAGATCTTCACAGGATCGTC